AAGTATCACCGAAGACCGCCGCAACAGACTGTTCCAGTCCGTTGAGGACTTCCATGACATGCTGACCGTGCTTCACGGAAGAGCAGAAGACGAGGACACTCTTCCGTCCCGTAGTCATCTCGACCATCTCCTGGCACGCAGCCTCGACCAGTTCGTCCGTGTCCATCAGTTCATCGACTTCCTGCTCGATAAATTCGCCCATGCGGATATGGAGTTTATCGGTATCAGGTTTCTTCAATCCCGCTTTCGATTTGAGGGGAGAAAGGTAACCTGCAACCATGAGTTCTTTGACACCAACTTCGTAGCAGATCTCATTGAGGAGGTTTTCGGGAGCGCAGATCAGGCCGCTCTTCATGCGGAAAGGAGTTGCGGTCAGTCCGATCAGACGGACCTGTGGATTGATCTCCTTCATAGCCGTGAGGAAGGTTTGATACATCCCTTCCCCATCGGGGGGGATGAGATGTGCTTCGTCGATCATGATGATGTCGATCTTGCCCAGTTCAGCGGCACGCTTATAGATAGACTGAATCCCTGCGACGATAACGTCATGGGTAGTGTCACGAGACTTCAGTCCAGCGGAGTAGACTCCGATCCGTTCTTTTAGTTCCGGACAGAGCTTTTCGAGATGTCGGACTGACTGTTGTAGGAGTTCTTTAACGTGCGAAAGGATGAGGGTTCGACCGTTCCAGGATTTGCATACATCCATTGCGATCTTCGCAATGACGGGAGTCTTCCCCCCCGCAGTAGGAATGACCACGCAGGGGTTATTCTCCTTCTCCCGGAGATGATTATATACGGCTTGCACCGCATGTTTTTGGTAGTACCTGAGTTCCATAAACCCTTCCTTTCATCTATAACCTACAATGCGTGTACACTATTGTCAAGGATGTTTCTCCAGGATCTCTACGATCACTCGTCCCTCTTTGTCTATAGGATCAAATTTTTCCATCGTCAGTTTGTATATCTGATTATCATTACGATATGCGTGGCCTTGCATGGAGTCACATAAGCACTTGAGGAGATTATCGAGATCGTATTTTCGTTTCGACTTTGGGAACACCTCGACGTTTAGCTCCACGGGATAATCAGACGGGGAGACATGACGCATGATGTGCGATACAAGTTCCTTGTAAGCTCTTCCTTTGCGGGAGATCAGCACCCGTCCGTTGACGTATCGGTAATAATGATTCAGCGACGGTGGATAAGGTAACGTGATTCTCCGCAACGATTCCGTATGGATAACCATACTCTCTCCAAAATAAACGGGTCAGGAGTTGGCACCCCTGACCCGCCAGCCGCATGAGGGTCCGGTAGGATCCCTCACTAGACTAGTATGGTTACTACTTGTTCTGCATCCAGGGAGCGGAATCCGCTGTTACCTGAACGGCCCCGTCCGACTGATCCTCGACGACCGCCTTCGTAGACTTGTACGAAGTGATCTTTTCCTTCGTCTTCCCCTCATACATCTCATGATCGATCTTGATCATGACGGGAAGGTCGTGAAGATCGTGACTGTCTTTCGGCTTGAGGACATTCACAGCACGGCAGATAGAGGAAAGCTGTCCCTTTCCGATGTTAACCGCCTTGTCGGATGGGTTAGTCCTCGTGATGTTGGAGAAAACACGACGGTTCTCGTATTTTCCCTCGACGATCTGCCACTGTAATGCGAGATAGGTTCCGTTTTGGGCCTTTGTGTCCTTTTCTGCGCTTTCGACAATGATNGCCTTGTAAGATCCCTTCGGGATCGTCTCAAAGTCACCAGAAAAGGGTTCTACCGTAGACGCATCGAATCCACCTAGATCAACCATTAGTCACCTCCGCAGGTTGTGGTTTTGAAGAAGAAGAAGAAGAAACTTTGTTTTTGTTTTCGGGAAGATACTTCTCGTATTCACGCCAGTCCAGTGGCATTTCATCCGGAAGACCCAAGCGATTTTTCGCAATGTGCGCTGGACGTTCCGTAGTCCGCATGATCCTCTCACCAGAGCCAACGCCTCGATTCTTTTTCTTGTTGAATCCTTCGTCCGACTGCTTGGTATGAACTTTGAAGGACATGAAGAGGATCTCATCCACCCATTCCTGGACGATAGCCTGTGCGTGTTTGTGGAGTTTCGGAGCGTACCTGTCGTAGGTTTCCGTCTCCGGATTCTCGAACTTCTCGATCTTGCAATGGGCAATCAGGATCACGCCCATGTTACGATGAGTCCGAAGTGCGTCGAGGGCCTCCAGAAAGGCACGAAAGTGTGTTAAAGCGAAACTGTATCCCTTTGCAAAACCTATCTCGTCGATGTGGGACACATTTTTGGATTTCGCCACTTCCACCCAAATTAGCCTTTCGAGCCAGTCGAGAGAATCAATGCACACCCACTTGAAGTCATGCTTCTCAGTGTAAAGATCAGCAAGGTTCTTCATCACTTCCTGGAAAGTGGTTGCCAGTGGAAAGCGGGTGCAGTTGATGTCATTCAATCCATCTTCCGTCTGAATGAAGATGGAATTCGGGGCCATCGAGGCAAACGTAGATTTGCCTATCCCCTGCACACCATACCCTAAAATCCTGCGAGGAGCGACCGCCACTCCTCTTGTCAAATTGTCCAGTCCCATACTAGTCTCCTTTCTAGAGATGATCAAAACTACGAACTTCTTCATATCCGGTATCCCAGATCCCGGTATCTTCACAACGCTTTAAGTCATCCATCGCCTTCTCATTCTCAGCCTGTGCCAGTCCGAGAATGTCTTCGCCAACGCGCCATACGCCGGCGCGGTAAGGCTCTTCCTTTTCGACGGCTACCATGTATACGGGCATCCGTTCACCGATAGCGGCCTCTAGAACTGATCGGTAAAAGGCGAACTGGTAGATATAACCATACCGTCGCGCGTCCGACTCCATCCATTGGAGAGAGTTACAAGTTTTCAGATCGACGATCCCCTTTTCAGGATTGAACCAGTCCATTCGGATCTGGCATGGCCGTCCATGATAGGAGTACCGGACTACCCCTTCGGGTAGCCCGGTTCCGAGAAGAGAGGGAAATTGCGGATGGGAACGCACAGACTCATTCATCTTGGTGATCATGTCAAACTGCGCGTCCGTCAGAGGTTGGGCAGGAGAATTCTCCTCCACCCAATCCAAATATTTTTGGCTTGTTGGTCCGTAAGGTTTTTCCGTTTTCGGATTAACGGGGCCACCTATAATGTATTCTTTTGCGAAGGTTTCCGGTCCTTCCAGGATCAGGGTGTGAGCCGCACGACCAACGAGGTAGGCTGGACGGTCCTTGTCGGTAATCAGTCCCGCCACCATTTTTTGGTAGAGGGCGTGACACTTCCGAAAGTTTCCTAGTTGGTGGCTTGACAAGAACCTATCGTTCCGGGAATGGTANAGTTCTGCTCCCTCAGAAATGATAGCGTCGTTGACGATCAACTGTTTCCTTTGCTCCATTATTCTCTCATCCATNTGGCACCTTTCCTTTCGCTACTGGAATCAGTTTACACTTATTTACACGGTTGTCAATAGGTGAAGTGACTTAGATTTTCTTTTTCTTGGATTTTTCTGCACGCATGAATTCGACGGCATCCCGTCGCATTTGATTGTTCGCCTTGAAGCGACAATCTTTTGAACAGAACGTATGCCATTTACGGCATCCATCGAAGTCCTTCTCGCAATGAAGACACTTTCGTTTCTGAACAGTCGGTTTAAATTTCTCATCGCCTTCTAGAAATGAGTTGGTTTCGACCAAGGCCGGATCGTCTAGATACTTGTTGTGGGTTCGTGGTTTCTTCTCGACGTCGAGGTATTTATTCTTCTTTTTCATCATCATCTTTTATATTGGGACTCCCCCCTGGCTTTTTCCAAGGGGGAACCCCGAAAGGAAAGGGCTGTTTTAAATTTCCCCTTGGCATTTGGGGCAGAGATCCACGGGTTCGACTTCTGCATCGTCCTCACCAAAGCCACCAATCGATCCATACTCATGGGAGGCATCTTTTCGCCTTCCCTTCCAGCCACATTCACAGGTAATTGGCCTGATACAGGTTCGTCTCCCTGATCCATCACATCCTGGTGTTTCGCATGTGCATTTGAATTTCATATCCCGATCCTTTCAATACTGAACTGAAAGGAAGGATACAGGCAAATGAGATGAAAGTCAAGCATCCGTGTAAACTATTTCGGGTGGTTCTCACTTTCTTTTTTAACTACTTCCGAGATAAGTTTTTTGGTTTTGTCTGCTTCCTGGATGTCCCGAAGGATCTGGACGAGCTTTTCGTCCGTGAGGTTGATCGTTCCATTCTCAGCACGCAAAGCGCGAAGAGCAGAAACCCCGTTGATAGTAGACTTGAGAGCATCACTATACTTCTTTCTTCTGACTTGTGAGTAGAGGGTTCCGACTGCGCCAAGGGCCGCTCCAGCCCACGGGATGATACTCCCGAGGAGGCTTGAACCGGCTCCGACTGCTCCTCCACCCGGCTCGACGGACCCGTCTGGATTGACTCCCGTGAGTGCGTCGAGGGTGGCGCAGCCTGCGGCAATTGACACGAGCAAAAGAACGCCACTAAGAATAAAGTACCTACCCATTTCATTCTCCTTTATGTCCGTTACTGTTTACCTTCTTTGCCATTCTGAAAAACAGGGAATCCTGTTGCTGCACCTTGTCAGCATGGTCGATGATCTTTTGAAAGGTTTCCTTGATC